ATGACAGCCAAGGCAATGCGGATGCCGCCAGTGGTCAGCGAGGAAGACGCGGCGGCGCGCGAGGTCATGTCGCTGCTGGCCGAGATGGTCGGGAAGCACGGCATGTCGCTCGGCGCGGTGCTGGCCGGGGCGCGGCGGGCCATCGGTCGGGTGCAGCGCGGCCATCCGGTCGCGGGTGTCGACCTCGCCGCCGCGTCGGTCGCCGGTAGGGCCTGACCCCGGGGGTGGTCCTCGACTTTGGGCCTAAGGCGGGGACCGGCGCGGGGAGGCAAGCGCTAGAGGGCGGCTAAATAGGCTTTTTCGTTGAAGAATTTCTGGAATGAGAGGTGAGAACCATGAAGGAACTTGGGAAATCTGTCGAGAACGTTGCGGAAATCTCAGACCAACCGCTGCTTGACCGCTGGCGAGTGGATGAAATTCTGGAACCAAACCGCCCGATCTGGGGCCTCGACAACATCGCCCGTGTTCTCGGACTGTCGCGCGACACCGTGCGGAAATTGGCCAAAATGCCGGGCGTCCCGATCTATCAGCCGGAGGGAGCCGGGAGCTATTTCGCTTTCCGATCTGAGCTTCTGGACTGGCTGAAATCGAAGAGGACCAACGAAAACCAACGACTTTCTACGGTTTGCCACCTGCACAGCCCTGGTCTGGATGCGGCATAAACTGAAAGATGAGCAAACGTCGATCCTCCAAGAAGGCCGTTCCGGTCGAAGCTAAGTCGCTCTCCAGCGCTGCAAGCTGGTGGGAATTGATCACGGGCGCTTCTCCGAGCGCCGCCGGGATCGCGGTCACTGCCGCCGAAGCGATGCGAGTCCCGGTTGTTGCGAACGCAATCCAGCTTATCTCGGAGGCTGTCGCCTCGCTCGACGTGTTCGTGAAGAGCATTGCGGGCGGCACCGAGACCAATGATAATTCGCACCAGCTCCTGCCGCTGCTGCGGGACGAGGTGAACGGCTGGACCTCCAGCTTTGAGTTTTTCCGCCAGATCGTGATCGATGCCCTGACGCTCGATCAGGGCGGCATGGCGGTTGTGGTCCGCGCCAGCGACGGGCGTCCGCTGGAAATCATCCGCTACATGCCCGGCATCATGGTGGTCGATATCGACCAGACCACGGGCGAACGGGCCTACAAGCTGAACGCCGCAACGCTTAATCCGCAGGATGTAATCCACCTTCTGCCGCCGCTCGGGCGCGCTCCGCTTACGCTGGCCCGCGAGGCCATCAGTGTTGCAATCGCCCTGGAGCGTCACGCCGCCCGCCTGTTCTCGCGCGGTGCCCGCCCGTCTGGTGCCCTGAAATTCCCGAAAGGCCTTGGCGAGGATTCGGTCAAGAAGATCATCGCTGCCTGGCGGGCCACGCATGAGGGCGAGAATGCGACCGGCAAGACAGCCGTGCTGGCCGATGGCGCAGAATTTACGCCCTTCACGTTCAACTCGACCGATGCGCAGTTCCTCGAAAATCGCCGCTTCCAGATCGAGGAACTGGCTCGGATCTTCAACATCCCGGCCCCGATGGTGGGCGATCTGTCCCGCGCCACATGGTCGAACAGCGAACAGAAGGGGCGCGAGTTTCTTGGTTACACCCTCGAAGCATGGCTCAAGGGTCTTGAGGGCGCATTGCGCCGCGCCCTGTTCCTGCCTGAAGACCGGCCCAGTCACGCGATCCGCTTTGATCGCGATGACCTGACCCGCGCCGATCTCGCCACCCGCGCCACGGTAATCAACAGCCTGATCGCCTCGCGCACCATTAACCCGAACGAGGGGCGCAACTGGTTGGGCCTGCCGCCTCGCGAGGGCGGCGATGAGTTCCTGAATCCGAACATCACGCAAGGCATGCGTGATCCGGAAAAAGAAATTCCTGATCCTTCAGAAAAAGAAATTCCCTCACCAAAGAACGAGAACCCTGATGAACCTGTCTGAAGTTGCAAATATCGCCGAGGATCAGGACCGGGGGCGCTGGCTCGATCTGCTCGGCCCCTATGACGGCAAGCCGGTCGGCATCCGTCTGCTGATCGCTGGTCCTGATAGCTCGGTTCAGGCCCGTGCTCGGGTCAAGATGATGGATGATCGCGCCGACATGGCCGATGACGAAGGCCGGATCTCTGCCGATAACGCAGAAACCTGCCGCCTGCGCAGCCTCGCCCGCTGCATCCTGAGCTGGGAGGCCAGCGAGGACGGCCAGCCTGTGCCCTTCAGCTTTGATGCCGCCCTGCGCCTCCTGAAAGCGGGCCGGTGGGTGCAGGAGCAAGTTGATGATTTCGCGGGGTCGCGCCGCGCCTTCTCAAAGGGGGCTGTCTGATGGATCGCCTCCAGATCGAAACCAAGTTCGTTGCCGGTGATGCTGGTGCCATCGAGGCGCTTGCCTGGCCTTTCGCCACGGCTGACCGTGTGGGCGACATGATCCAGAAGGGTGCCTTTGCGGGCGTCCAGCTTCCGATGCCCATGCTGTTCGGCCACGATCAGGGCGAACCGATTGGCGTCTGGGATCATGCCGAAGAGCGCGCCGATGGCTTCTATGTCAAAGGCCGTCTGCTGGTGGGCGCGGTCAAGCGCGCCGATGAGGTTCACGCGCTTATCAAAGCCGGTGCGGTGCGCGGCATTTCCATCGGCTTCACGGGCGCGACTGGCCAGCGCCGCCAGCCTCGGGGCCGCAACATCACCGATCTGAAACTCATGGAAGTGTCACTTGTGACCATTCCTTGCCACCCCGGCGCGCGGGTCACCAGCGCGAAAGACGCGGTGGGCGCATTGCGCCTGACCGCCGCACTCCAACGCGCCACGGCGCAGCTCTCAGCGAGGTAATCCATGCGACACCTGACAAAGACCATGCAGCTCGGCAGCACCCTGCTTACCCTGAAGGGCGAGGAAGATGATCCGAACGACATGGTGACCAAGGCCATTGGTGACCTCACCAAGCTTGTCGAAACCAAGATGACCGAACTTGGCGGCCGGATGGATAAGGTCGAGGCCAAGACAAACCGCCCGGATCCCGGCAAGCAGAAAACCGAAGATGAGCCATCGGTCGAGCGCAAGGCCTTTGCCGCCTATCTCAGCCGGGGAGATGCGATCTCGGAAGAGGACAAGAAGGCGCTGACTGTCGCCAGTAATCCTGACGGCGGCTATCTCGCGCCGCCGGAACTGTCCTCGGAAATCATACGCGATCTGGTCGAGTTCTCGCCCATTCGGTCTGTTGCATCGGTGCGCGGCACCACGGCACCCTCGACGATCTACCCAACGCGCGGCGACCTGACCAATGCGAAATGGGTGGGAGAGACGGAGGAGCGCGAGGAATCGGCCATCACCTTCGGCCAGAAGGAACTGGCGGTGAAGGAACTTGCGACGTTCGTCGATATCTCCAACCGGCTGCTGTCAGACGCGCCGCAGGCCGAGGCCGAGGTGCGCAGTGCCTTGGCCGAGGACTTCGGCAAGACCGAAGCGACTGCCTTTGTCTGGGGTGAGGGTGTCAAAGAGCCGGAGGGCTTCATGCGCCATGCCGGTATCGCTCACACCGTCAACGGCAGCGCGGGCGGTGTCGATCCTGATGCGCTGATCTCGCTGATGTATGCGATGCCCGCCAGCTATCGCAATGCGGGTGTCTGGGCCATGAACGGCACCACGCTGGCGGCGGTCATGAAGCTGAAGGATGGTCAGGCCAATTACCTCTGGCAGCGCTCCTATCAGGCAGGCCAGCCCGCCACGATCCTCGGGCGTCCGGTGGTCGAAATGATCGACATGCCGGATATCGCTGCTGATGCCTTCCCGATCATCTACGGGGATTTCTCGGCTTACCGCATCCTCGACCGCCTGGGCCTCGACATTCTGGTCGATCCCTACACCCGCCGCACCAATGGCCTGACCCGCATCCACGCCAACCGGCGCGTGGGCGGCGGCGTCTTGCAGGCCGCGCGGTTCCGCAAGCTGAAAATGTCCACCTCGTAAGGAACTGTCACATGCGTGATCTCTATTCCGATATCAAAGTGGTGCCAGCCCTCGCGCCTGCGGTTCTTGCCGCAAACGCCAATGGCGTCGCCATCGACCTGCTGGGCAACCAGCGCGTTGCCTTCGCCGTGAATACGGGGGCCATCGAAGCCGCCGGTGCTTTCGGCGTCAAGCTTCAGGAAAGTGACACGGGCACCAGCGGCTGGGCCGATGTTGCGGCGGATCAGGTGCAGAACAATGCGCCTGCCGTCCTGGCTGCGGCCTCGGCTTACCGGCTCGGCTACCTCGGCTGGAAGCGGTTTATCCGCCTTGTGCTGACGAAGACCGGCGGCACCAGCCTTGCAGCGGGCGCGGTGGCGATCCTGTCGCCTGATGAGCGCCCGGTGCCCTGATGCCATCGAAGCCGCCCCGGATCTGTCGCTGCGGCCATAGGGTCGCGCCGAAGATCCTTTGCCCCTGCGAGGCGAAGCGGGCGGCTGAACGGAAGGCCCGTTTCGACAAAGACAGGCCTTCCGCCTCGCAACGCGGGCTTGGTGCCGACTGGCGCAAGGTCCGCGATGCTCACCTCGACCGGCACCCGAACTGCCGCATCTGCGGCGAGGACAAAGCCCCGCGCGAGGTGGATCACATCACTCCCCGGCGGGTCGCACCAGAGCGGCGGCTCGATCCGACAAACCTGCAAACGCTCTGTAAACCCTGCCATTCCCGCCTGAAGCAACGCGAGGAGCGGCGACAACACAAAGGATCTTTCTGATGCTATTCGCGTCTAATGGCACGAAATTCTATATCGGTCGCGTGATTGCCGATCCGGGCAGGGATGTGCTTGCCGGTGACTTTGATGACCCGGAATGGGTCAAGGTTGGCGAGACCGAAAACCTTGGCACGGTTGGTGATACCGCCGCTGAAATCACCTTCGACGGTATCGATGCAAACCGCACCAAGCGCCTCAAGGGCACCCGGAATGCGGGCACGATGGAAGTCATCTGCGGCCTTGATTACTCCGATGCGGGTCAGCTCGCATGTCTCGCAGCGGAAAAGACGCTGCATGATTATGCTTTCCGTCTCGTCTTCAATGATGCTCCGGTCGGCGGAACGCCGTCTGAGCGCATGTTTATTGCCAAAGTGGCATCGGCTGTTGAGGCAACAGATGCGGCGAACAATGTTCTGAAGCTGAATATCAGTCTCTGGGTCAATAGCAATTCTGTTAAGATCAATGCCGCGCCGGGCGGCGGCTGATTCATGCTTTATGCCGTAGCCGGATCTCAGCTCTATATCGGTCAGCCGAGTGATTGGTTGTTGATCCGGTCGGCAGAAAGCCTCGGATCGCCGGGGGTCTCATGGGCCACTGTGGATGTGACCTATGTCGGATCCGAACATGTGGAAATGATTAGGGGGCCAATGGCCCCGCGCAGCATGCAGATCGTGCTGGCTGTTGATTCTGATGATCCGGGACAGGCTGCACTTTGGCAGGCGGCGCATGGTTCTGGAATTGCTGGGTTCAGGCTCGTGCTTTCCGATGGTGCCGCCTGGCGGGAATGGGAGGCGCTGATCATCGGGATCGGTGAAGCCTTTGACGCGGCAAACAGCGTGGTCAGGCTACTCGTTGACCTCCAAATCAATTCGAAGATCAGGAAATCGGAGGCCGCGCCATGATCGTCACGCTTGACCAGCTTAAAGGGCAGATCGGTTTCACGCCTGACATGGGCGATATTGATGACGCCTTGCTGACCCGCAAGGGCGAGGCTGCGCAGGATATGATCGAGCACCGCTTGGGCTTCAAGATCGTTGAGCACTTCACTGATGGTGTTCCGCCCGCGCTGATCGAAGCCGTCCTGATGCTGGCGGCATGGTGGTATGACACCCGCGAAACCGCTGGCGACAATTCCCGCGAGGTGCCTTTCGGCGTCTCAATGATCATCGACGACTTCCGGGACTGGAGCTTCTGATGGCAAATGATGGTGGCCTGTCCAGTTTTCAGCGCCGCATGCGCGCGATCCCGAAAGCAGCGCGCGATGCGGTAAAGCCGGTGCTGGAGCGTGAAGCGGAAAAGATCGCGGATACGATGCGCGCGCTTGCGCCCGATGATCCTGCGACCCCAGCTCCTGACCTGAAATCTTCCATTGTGGTCACCGGCCCCGGTCAAACCACGCCACCTTATTCTCAGCCCGGCGGTGCCGCCGTGGTGCCAGAGAATGCGGTGGCGATCACAGCTGGCAACGGCGACGTCCGGTATCCGCACCTTCAGGAATACGGCACCACGCGCCATCCTGCGCAGCCGTTCTTCTGGCCAGCCTTCCGCCTCGGGCGCAAGAAGGCTGTGGCTGCGATCAAGCGCGGCATTGGCGCCGCGATCAGAAAGTCCCGATGATGGAGCGCGCTGTGCAAGTGGCAATCCGTGATCGACTGGTGGCAATGCCTGCCGTTGTGTCGCTGGTGCCTGCGGCGAAGATCCGGGATGTTGGTATCCGCCCGAAAGACTTCCCGACGATTGCTCTTGGCGAAAGTCAGGTCGTGGATGAGGGCACCAGCCTTGCCCGCCTACATGTCCGTGTTTTTCATACCCTGCACGTCTGGGTGAAAGAGCCGACGCTGGAACAGGTCACGGTGGCGAGTTCGTCTTTTCGAAAAAGGCTGTCAGGCGCCTCGGGCTGTCGTTTCTTCACCGGCTTCACACGGGTATTCCTGAGTTTTACAAGGGTGGGCTGGTTCCTGGTGGCGAGGCCGGGCCCGAACTCGAAATGTCTATTAAACTCAAGGTGATTTGAATGAGCATTGTTGCAATCTATGTAGAAGATGAAGCTGTGGTAATGGCGTGTGATGGCGTTGCTACAGACCCCAGGACTGGCAGGGTCTCCGCCTTTGTTTCGAAATTGCACCTCCTGCCGGAAATTTCGACCATGATTGGCGTCACGGGGGCTGGCGGATTTGGGCAGATGCTTTTGCTGCGCAAAGCGCCGTGGGTGAACAGCTTTGATGATTTTGTTGATGATTTGCCGGAATTGGCCCAAGGCGTTCATGATGAGATGCTCGAGGTCGGCATGGCGATTGGAGGGGAAACCCTTTCGAGTATTGTCGTTGCTGGTTGGTCTGAAAGCAATAAGTGTCATCAGGCATTCAGGCTCGTCACATATGAGAAGGGCAGCGTAGATCAGGATACTGGAGAGAATAAAACTCTTAAGCCATGGGTGAACCATCAAATTACAAACCTTTGGGCGTCAACAGCACCATCCAGTTTCGCTCTGGAGCGCGTGGGCCTTCAGGATGAGAAGCCGCAAAGTGCAGTTGATTATCTGACCCGCATGGTTTGTGCCGGGCGTTTGACCGGCGATCAGTCTGACCCAAGGGTAAAAGATGTGAATATTGGTGGCTATGTCCAGCTTGCCATGTTGCAGGAAGGAGTCATGAGGAGTTGGGTGGCGCACCGGTGGCCTGAGGATGTGCTGGGCATGCCGGTGGATGCGTCACGTGGTGCGATCTTGCCGCCCTATCTTCAGGAACGGGATAATGAAGCGTCTTGAGCGAATTATTTGCGAGGCAATGAAAGGGCGGCCACTTGGCGCAAGGGTTGAGGTTCCTGAAGTTGCCCGACCTCTCTGGAGGGTGTTCTCAACATTGTCGCGGACCCGGACCTATAGCTCTCTTGGTCCCAATGCGCTCCAGTTCGGTGAGGTCGAGGCCTATTGCAGGATGATGCGGTTGCCGCTTCATCCTGAACATATCGAAATCCTGATGGCTATGGATCGTGTCTGGCTTGACCTGGCATATACTCAGCAACGGCAGGCTGCCGATGGAGTGAAGACCCTGCCACAACGATCAGACCAGCCCCTGACTGCAACGCTGGCCGATCTGATTTTGGGGTGATGTGAGCCACTCACCCCGTATTATCGAGCCTTGGCGAGGGCGACATTTTATTATCGAGCCTTGAGCGCTGAGGCTCGATAATATGGTTTCTGGGGCCGATTTTGCCGCTAACCCTATATTGTCGGATCTTTCGCGCTTGCAGCATTGATCACCACAAGCCCTGAACGAGGCTATCGGCGCCAGTTCTGCTTGAACTCATCATCGAACCACATCTCGACATCGTAAGCGGCCCCCATCCTCGAGCGGAAGGTCAGATAGCCACCATAGCCATTGTCACGCATCCAGTTCATGAAAGCGTAAACGCTGGGGTGGAACCCGGGCGCAGAACTGTCCTGCCCGGTATCCCTGAGCCAGTCATGGCAAAGGGACCGAACTGCGCTCTCACAATCCGCCTTCTTCATTCAGAGACCATAGTATTTCTTGGCGGCCTCGGTCAGCACGGTGGTTGCCGCAGGTGCGCTGATCTTCCAGCCGCCCTTTAGGATGAGCCCCATCTTGTCGCCGATCCATTCTGTGGCTCGCTTGCCGAAGGGCCTGCTATCGGCATCCGGCTGCTCTGCTGCAAGGATCTCCGAAAACTCGGCGGCAGCAGCATCTGGAACTCCGGAGTTCCGAAGAAAATCCCGAACCGATTGATCGCTGCCCTGAATCACGTTCAATGAAATCTGTGCGTTTTCACCTGAGCTATTCACGGTTGTCGCGTTCCCATGAATCACTTGATTGATGATCTGACCAACTTGTCCGGAAATTTTTTGATTGTCTGAAGGGCTTGACACGGGGGCTATATCTCTCGCTTCTGGAATGTGTTTCTCAATTTCAGATAAAAGGGTGAGGACGCGTAGCTTAACGGAAGTCTGGACTGTTGCCAAAGCAGAGGTGCTAACAATCCCTTTAAATGACATTACCTCAACGCCATCGTCAAAAGCTTGATCTTGCAGCATAACTCCGATGTTAGACATATCAAAATAAATCGAGCCGTTGTCGGAGTTCCTGATCATTCTTTCTATTGCGGACAGTGATTGAGTTAGGCGGAAATTCTTGAATCTTTCCCCTGCGGCGGTAACAACAGCCGCTTGCGGGATCGGTATGTTTTTTATTGCCTGATATCCATTGCCTAGCGTGGCAAGATAGGCAACCGGCAGCTCTCGATATGTAGGTAAATCCGATTGTGATGAATAACCTTCAAGCTCATGAGAAACCCAACCATCCAGTGCGTGGCTCCCAAGCTTGGTAGAAAGAAAGCGCAGCTTTAGCAGCGTATTGGAAAGCGAAGCGTTATCATCAAGGATCGCCACCTGGATATCTGTTAACAGCCCCATGCTTCAGTCCCCTCTCCGCTCTTCCAGCACCTGGCGGATGAATTCCGGGCGGGTGGGTTCGGGGGTCTGTTTGGCGCGCTCGGTGTCGACCCATGCCAGAAGCTCCGGCGGCAGGCGCAGGGTTATCGGTGTGGCGTTGACTGCCGGGCGGCCAACTTTTCGCTTTTCTATTTCCGACATTAGAAATCCGTTGACAGGCCCTGATTGATGATGTCAGGAATAGGGCGGGCGAGCAAGGTGCTACCAACACCCTGCCGCCCTAACCGAAACTCGTTCTGTAAGGAGAACGCGAATGGCTATCACCAGCCATAACGGCCCCGCCATGCCTGTGGCAAGCCTGCACGAAATCGCCGACATGCTGACGCTCGCGCTGGACGCGACCGAAAGCGCCTCCGGCTACCCCCAACACATCCGCGAGGCCCGCAGCTACTGCCGCCGCGCCCTGCGCCAGACCGAGCGTCTGATGGGGGGTGTTCAATGATGCGCCGCGAATTCCTGACCGCCGCTCCCGCAGTTGCCTTTACGCCTGTCGCGGCAATCGCCTCGGCCCAGATGAGTTTTGCCCCTCAAGACCCTCTGGTTGCCATGATCGCCAGAATGGAAGTGCTGCGCGACGCGTTTCAGATCGCTCCCGATCCGACCGGTAATTTCGACAGCCCGGAATGCGTCGCTATCATGAGTGAAATTGACATTCTGAGTGATCAGATCGACGCCGCCCCGATCAGGAGCGCGGATGGGCTGGCTGCGTATTGCCGTAATCTCATGGAAGAGTCGCGGTGTGTTGAGCTCGTTCCGGAACGGCTTGCGAAGATCCTGACCTGGGCGGAAGGGGTGCCGCAATGAACCGCCGCGAGGTTCTTATCGCTGCCGTTGCAGCTCCCATGGTTGCTTATCTTCCGGCTGTCGCAGGTGAGGAAGAAGTCAGTGAACGTGATGCGCAGGATTTTGCAAACCATGTCTGCTGTCTCGGAGATCGCGGACGCGCTGACCTTGTCGCCTATATGCGTGGCATGCCGGATTGCACCCCGGCGTGGTATGACCTCGCCGATGTCATTGATCGGCTTAACCACCGGCATGCGGGGCGAGCATGAACCGCCGCACTCTCATACTTGCAGGTGTTGTGGCCACCGTCCTTCCGTTCCCTATGTCCGGACAAACAGCCAGTGAAACGCCTGTTCTGATAATCTACCGGGAGTGGCTTGCCCTGCGCGAGCTGGCGGAGGTTGATCGCCCGACCATCGTTGACGGGATAACCGACGATCAATGGCTGGAGGCTAATATCTTCGCCCCGATGGATAAGCTTTCCAACAGGGCAATGAGCCTGCCGTGTCACGTTCCGGCTGACTTCGCCGCCAAGATGCTGATGCGGACCTGTAACGGGGACCTGCTCGACGACTGGGTGTCTGCGCCTGACCTGGTGGCAGAGGCGCTGGCGATGGTCACGACCCAATAAAATGGTTGATTGAGACCATTTATGCGATTATAGGGTAAATGGTTGAATAAGACCATTTATGGATTCTCCTATGTCTAAGCCCGGAATGCGCTTTCGTCCCATGCTGGTCAGTCAGGTCGCGGAAGTGGCAGGCGAACAGCGTGAAACCATCCGAACCCGCGAAAAGCTGGGCGTCTATGGCTTCGAACGGGCCGGAGGGTGGAAGCGCTACACTGACTTCGAGACGCTGGTGATCGCCGTTCATGCCGCACTCAAGCGCGCAGTGAAAGACGATGACCTTGCGCAGATCGGATGTGCGTTGGCTGGCAAAGCCATCATGGATGAGTGGATCAAGGATGAGGAGGGGACGCCTTACTTCGACGAGGAAACCTTTAAGCGTGAGCGCTTCCTGTTCTTCTGGCGCGACGATGCGGGTGAATGGACTGGTGAGATCGCCGCAACGGTTGGCGAGATCGAGGCGATGGTGAACGGTCGGATCGTTGAGAGCTACTCAGAGACGCCCATTTTCACGACGGTGAACCTCGCCACGATCCTGAAGAAGGCTTTGATCCGCATGCTGGAAGTGCAGATTAAGGCCGAGATGGCGGCAAAGGATCGTCTGCCCCTGCCGAACCCGGCGGCCTCCACGGAAGGCACCTGAGCCATGATCATAAAATCGGTCAAATTCCCGATCCCTGTTGGCCATGTGGATTTCATCACTATTGATGTGACCGTCAAGGAAACCAAAGAGGAACGTATCTGGCGCCGGGATCTCTATCTCGCAGATGATGCGACTCCGACTGGCATGACGCTCATCAAGCAAGGTGAGCTTCATGTCGAGCGCGCGGGTGTTTTTGAATATCCGCCCAAGCGCTACTGGCCAGAAAAGGATGCCGCTGCCTGATTCATGTGGAAAACCAAAATCAGGTGCTTTGGATTTTCACTAAGACAGCCGATTATATCCCTGTGAGTTTCTATATCTGGAAATGCGAAATTCCGTATTTTTAGAAAAATGCAAACCGAAACAAGATGATGAATGCCTGACTGATGCTGCCGAACCCGCTCCTTCCTGCGCATGTGCTTCCCGCCGAATTGGCGGCGCATTTGCGTATGTCGGAGCGGGCGGTTGACGACAAGATCAAAGAACTCGGGACTTACTGCAAGCTCGGAAAAACTAAAGTAATGCTGCCCCATCATGTCGCAGCCTTTATGGAGGCGCTGGAATGTCGCTCACAACCTACAAGCGGGGTCGGATCTGGCATTACCGGGGCACAGTCGCCGGCCGGGAATTACGAGGAACTACAAAAGCGACTGACAAAGGGATTGCCCAAAGGATCGCCGCAGAGCTCGAAGCGGCGGAATGGAAGCGCCACCTCGACGGGCCGCACGCCCACGTAACCTTTGCCCAGGCGGCGCTGGCCTATCTGGAGGCTGAGAAGCCGGACCGGTTCATTGCCCAGATCGCGGCGCATTGGAAGGATACCCTGCTGCGAGAGATTACCGGTGAGGGCATCAGGCAGTCGGCATTCAAGCTCTATCCGACCGCCAAGGGTGCCACCCGCAATCGTCAGGTGATTGTGCCGACACAGGCGATCATCAACCACGCAGCGGGCCTGAACTGGTGCCAGCCGGTCAGGGTCAAGCGCTTCCCGGTCGAGGTGAAGGTCAAGGAAATCGTAGACCCCGAATGGGCCGAGGCGTTCAGCGCTCATGCCTCGCCTCATCTGGGCGCGCTCTGCACCTTCATGCTGGGCACCGGGGCGCGGGCAGGGCAGGCGGTGGCGCTGACCTGGGGCGGGGTGGATCTGACCGCCCGCGAGGCGAATGTCCCGCTGTCACGGAAGAACAATGAAGAGCATGTGGTCCATCTGGCCGCTGCGGTGGTTGCCGCGCTGGAGGCGATCCCGAGCAACCGGAAGCCCGATGAACTGGTTTTCGGCTATGAGCGCCGGGACAGTGTCTGGCAGCCGTGGAAGAAGGCTGTGGAGCGGGCCGAGCTGCCATACCGCAGCCCGCATTGCTGCCGTCATGGCTTCGCCACGCTGCTCCTGCGGGCCGGTGTCGATGTGAAGACGGTGGCGGCGCGCGGCGGTTGGAAGGATGCCACGGTGGTCCTGCGGACCTATGCCCATGCGATTTCGGACCTGACGGTGACGGATGCGATATTCCGCACAAAATCCGCACAAAATCCGAAGATCAAAAAATCAACTGCAGGAAAAGAAAGGAAAAAATCCTCATGA